TTCTTGAGTAGCATAGTGAAGTGAGCCATTACTCACCATCCGTTTCAATACCGTTTTGCTGTGCTAGTTCTTTAGCCTGTTGTTCGACCTCAACATTGAATTCTACTTCAACATCGTAACCAAAAACTTCCTTGATTTGCTTGCATGCGATCCTACGTGCGTTCAGCGATACAAAACGCATAGAGTCCGCCTGAGAATCGTTAGCACCAACCTCAGCCGCGACAAGCCGCTCTTTCTTATCCTGATTTGCATTGTCAATGCCGAGCAGTCCCATGCATTCATTCCACCAGCTATTGCGCAGGCCCTTAAGCTTGTCGAACACATCGGGATTAATGCCAAGGTCGAGAGCTTCAACGGCCACAGCCTCATCAAATGGCGCTGTAACCTGAATACCGTTAACACCCTCTTCAATCTTTCGCTTGAAGTTAATAGCCGAAAGCTGAGTATTAGGAGAAGTCTTAATCACCTTATTCTGACGCGCGTTAAACGAGTTAATTTCAAGCGTTCGATCTGCCTGCGAAAGCCGTGTTGCATATACCTCAATCACATCAATCTCAGGCTGACGAAGATAATTCGGCCAGATAGGCACTCCCACACGTGTCTTTTGCTTTGCCGACAGACGATCATAAGTCATAGGCAGATATGCCTTAATGTTCTTCGAGCGATACATGACAGGATCGCCCACGCCTTTAGTCTGTGTGTATGAGCCGGGGCCGAACACGGTAAATGCAACTGGATTGCCAACCATGTTCACTGATCCGGCGCCATTAGCCTTTACAACAAGGAACTTCTCGTAATCCTCATCGTTGTACGCGACAGCACAGCCGTTGAACAATAGTGCTATTTCCAAAAAGCGGGTATCAACAGTTTCAGGAAAGCCTGTCCAGCAAAAGCGGTTAAGGGCAAGCTCTGTAATAGAGCGCTTAAGCATGGAATAGATGTCAGCTTCGCGCTGAGCCTCTGTCTTACGCGCGAACCGCCCATCCTTGCCGAAAAGGAATTCGTTATAGATGGAGTTAGCTCCACCAGTTCCATTGCCAGCCATTAGTAACTCACTCCCGGAAGAGGCACGTTCTGTGCAATGTCAATATTCCCAATGTCTGCGGGATTTGCCCACACAGTGACACCTTTCTCGAAAATGCCACGAATGGCTTGTTTGAATCCCTCAGGCACACGACTAGAAGCGATATAAGTTTCAGTCAGCTTCCAATAGGTAAAGTGATCCATTACCATAAGCGATGCAGGCATCTTGATAAATGCATGAATCGAATAGCCGTATCGCAACCAATATTCGCCAACTGCGCGCTGTGCGGAATTGTCAATGAACTTCCACTTAGCTTTTACTTCCCAAAGATTGTTACTGACGTTGAACGCATCGCCTGCAATCTGTCCAGACGTTGACGGTTGAAGCAACTTAGCATCCTGCACCTTAGCGTTAATACCCGCGATTTGATTGCCGTAATCGCCTCTCGCGGCCCAGTCAGCAACGCTCTTGTTCGTATCCCGCACAAGAGCATCCTGCCGCGTAGAAACTGCGTTAGCGGCAGATCGTGTCAGGTTGCCCGCCGATGTTGCCTGCGAATTGGCGTTCATCTGCACACCGGCATTCAACGCATCATTTACAGCGCCGATGCCCTGAGACACAGCGAAACCGGGGCCACCGGCAACACCAATTGCGGCGGCACCACCTACACCGGCAATCAGGTTGTTGGATGCTTGCTTTCCTTGCGCGGCATTCGCGATTCCCATTTGTGCAACATCGCCCATGTTGGCGATTTGTGCGAGAGAGCGTGATGCTTGAATTCCTCCCGATGCAACATCGTAGCTTGCTTGATTCATGCCCAGCGCTCTTTGCTGAGTCCAGTCCGCCGCCTGATACGAATATGCAATGCCGTGGAAATTCGACGCCATGTAGCTAATCGCCATGTTGTTAACGATTGCAACCTGCGGAAAGGTTGTAATCATCGTCGCCATGTCGATAAAGTCGCCGTAATCCTGCGGCCCTTCTGTAAAGTCGTCAGGAATAAATCCGTCGAAATTCGAGTTGTAATTTACAGGGTAGAATGAAACACGCTGATTCGGAGGAATCAGCGAAGCCATTTCACGAATTGTTGCATTGTCCCCGCGCCATGATTCTGGCTTAATGATAATCGGCGTGCCGTAATGTGATGTAAGCTCAACCACCATATAGGGGTAAGTGTAGAACTTTTTCAAATTCTGGTAACGCGGATTAATGGCATTCTTGATATCGTCAGCATCGCGCCATGCCATTTTCAAACGGTGTGTCAGCACAGCGGGGTTGCCGTAGCCGTTCAGCGCCGTAGGATCGCCATACGCAGCCCACACGAGCGTAGGAATGTAGCGCTTAAGATTCGGCACTACGGTTACAGAAATAATCCCCTGCGTTTTCCAAGGGTACTGCGCGTTTGCGGCAAGCCAGTTTTGAAAGCTCGCCATATTCTCAAAACCGTAATACGATGCGCCAGAAGGCAGGTTAGAGAACGAGCTACCTGGCGCGGTTACAAGATTTGGCGAACCATCTGTGTTTGTGGGATCAGCGTTAAGATCCGTTGTCGCACAAACAAGAATAGAAATTCCGCTATCAGGCGGGTTAAGGCCTGAGAATGTAGTGTGCGCCACCTTCTCGCGGGCCTGCGAAATGATGACATATTCGCCACCAATGTCAAGACCCTCAGGAGTTGTCAAATAGTCACGCCCGTAATTCTTGAAAGCATTAGTGTTGGCAATACCAATGTGCCCACGTTCCACATAGCAGTTGCCAAATGTGCAATTCCAAATGTATGTCTGTACCACATCAAGCTGTAGAATAAGCTCTGTCGTGTTAGGTGCATTGTAACGCACATCAAGAATAAAGTAGTAGAAAAACTTAGGCTGATCGGCACCGGGAATCGGCTGAATAGGATTTGACACTCGCAGGTAATTATACTGCACAGCCCTATTAAAAGGCGTGTTGATCTTTACCGGAGTGTTTGGCTTAACATACGAAAGCTGATTAATTCGCAAGCTCTCAGGCTGTAACGAATTAATGTAGTTGTTAAGCGCTGTCTGATCGACAAACTTAACAATGTCTCGATAGTCGTTATTCCACGGCACATTGACAAGATCAATTTGTGTGTCTTTCGGCCACACAGAGTAATCAAAGTCATACCCAAAATCGTAATTGGGATTGGGCCCGTCTGTAATTTGGTTAGGCACTTAATAGTCCTTTATTATATGGCATTGTGGGCCGGATATTTAATCCGGCCCACAATCCATTTCTTACAATTACGGAGTGTTATACGTGAAGGTCCACGTTGCCGTTGCACCCGATGCAAGCTCATAACCCGAGCGAGCGACAGCGGTAATCGTGACCGGCGTACCAGACGCCACGGTGACAGTCTGACCATTGGTCAGGTTAGTTGCACCGTTCTTGTACTGAACACCCGTAACAGACGGAATGGTAATGGTGTGAGCGCCATCCCAACCGGGCTTCTCAGGCGTAACCTCAGGAAGCGAATCAGAATCCGAATCCGGGAGAACAGTCGGATTCGGCCACGGGATAATAAGATCGCCCGTAACGTTAACCGTAACCGTTGCAACGAACGTCGGGTTGTCAACCGACGTCGTGTTAATGGTCAGCTTCTCGTTCTGCTCATCCGGTCCCACAACAAGCACACCATCGTTAGTGATGTACGTGAACTGAGAGAGGTTGAACGGCCCGTTAGGCGCGCCAGCACCGGCAACAACACTGTACTGCACAGCATCGTTAGAACCGCCCGCAGGCGTCGTCACAGCGTTGTTCTCAACACTGAACGTGCGACCGCGAGCAACCGACGTAACAACGGTTCCGGTCTTGTCCTTAAGCACAATTGCTTCCATGCTCGTGACAGGAGTCTCAGCAACGGTAATAGCCGTGCTGGGTCGCGTGCTAAACAGAATGGCCGGTGCGAAACGGCTAACCGAATAAACGCCCCAGTGGTGAAGCCAGTAGTTATTCAGCAGTGATGCAGGGTTGTACTGCCCCGTAATCTCAATGCGCTGATCTGCCGCGACAAAGAAATTACGAGTGGTAAGGATTGCCTGCACATCGGGAATTCCGAAATGCGACTGCGGAAGGACAGTCTTGCGCGAACCAAACTCTGCCTTGCTGATATTGAATGCCGCCGCAAGAGCCTCAACATCAAGCGCCGCGTCAGCATCCGCAGTAATGAAAAGCTCAAGCTCATCAGGCCGCGCGGCAACCGGAAGCCCAGCAGGGTTGTAAGCACGGGAAATGAACGGAAGAGTGTTTCCCATTGCACGCATTGCGCGAAGCATTCCCTTAGCATCATCCGGCGTGGAAGATGCAGACGAAACGTCAGCGACATTGACGTTAAAGAAACCGTCTGCCTTGTCCATTTCGTTGAACAGGTTTGCCATGATAAGGAACTCATCCCACTGATCCGAGTTCTGAAGCATCCCCATAAGGTTCGTCATGAACTCGGAAACACCGCCCGAATTCAGGAACGCCTTACGAAGCTCAGGTTCGCGCACAGTGAGCTTGTACCGGTCACGACGATCAACGTGATGGTATGAAACCTGAACCTCAGGAGTCATAGCTCCAAAGAGTTCCTTCTCAAGCTCATCACGCTTAGGATCATACGTTGCCGCCGTCAGCAGGCCCGCCATAATCTCTTCAATGGTTTCACCATAGTTGAGCATGCCGCGCTTGAACTTGCCGAGCGGATTAGTCCAAGAGAGGTTCTGAAAGATGACAAGACCAATGCGGTTGATAAGCGCATCAATGAACTGATTCCGCAGAGCAGGAACGTTCCAAAGATTCTCAACAACATCGGTAATGTTCGCCTGAGTTGCCTCAGGAACTCGATCATTATACTCACTAGAACTAATGTTACGTACAGCGTTAAGCCACTGTGCGTTAGACAGATTATCGACCAGAGGTCGAACGTCCTTTACCATTTATTTATTCCTTTACGAATAGATCATCAGGGGTAATTGTACTTCCATCGACAACCCGTTCGTCAGGATTGGCATTGTCGCTGTTAACGCCAGTAGACATTAGCAAATCGTAATTCGCGGTCTTAACGCGGGTAACTTCCGCCTGAACCTCTGCAATTGCAGTGTCTTTCGCGGCAAGCTCGCTGGCCTGAGAATTGATCTTTGCTGTTGCCGAACTAAGCTGTTCGTTAACGGTCCCAAGCTCTGTGTTATGCAATTCCAGCATTTCGCGTGCAATTGCAAGAGGGTCAAGCTCGGATTTACCCTCAAGACTGTTAAGGTAGTCGTCAAGAACGCCCATTATGTTTTCTCCTATAAAAGCGAGAGGGGGACACTCAATGTGTCCCCCTCTCTGTTTCGGGCATCCAATGAGCAGACTCAGCAGGTGCTAGCCTCATGCTACCAGTCCGCGCATCCAAGCGCTAGCATGACACGGCGTGTCTGGACGGTAGTCTGAACTGCTCTAGTGTGAATGCCACACCTTTGTTGAATTACTTGCTGGACTTGTTGCCAGAAGTGTTGCGGGCCTCATGCTTCTTGAACACAACCTTACCGTCAACAACCTCACTGGCAATCGTGAAAGTGATGTCCACCGTGCCGGAAGCATCGATCTTCTGAGTCTTACCCTGCGCGGTCATCACCGGCTTACCGTCCGAATCCACACGCGGAGTGTACGTTGCCTTCGACGTGTCCACCGCACGCTTACGCGCCGTGACTCCCGCCGCATTGGCGGCCTGCTGGATTGCCAGCGACGTTGCCGCTTCCTTGCTCGCCTCAACGGTGACCGTGAAAAACGCCGTGGGATCAGTCTTCGATGCCTCAATGAGCTGATTGACCGTGTCAACCCACTCATTCGCCTTTGCCTTAGGTGCAAAGCCAGTGCCGAAAGTAACCGTACCGCTCATGTCAATCTCCTGTTTGTTCTGCCCGAAACTAGGCTGTGATGGGGAAGAGGCCCGGCCCCGTAGAACCGGGCCTCTTGCTGATAAGTACAGCTTAGCACACATCCGAGCCAGCGTGTCAACCCCTCATCTAAGTTTTAGTTCAAACGGAACATCTTTGAGGACAACCCCGCCCGGTACGGTCTGGGGGTTGAGCTTGCCGTGAAGAATCTTTCCCTCAACAAGATCGTTGAATGTGAGTTGTTCACTGATTGCGATTGGAAGCCCTGCAATACGGTTCACGTATGAACCGTCATATTTTCTTTCAAGATAGGCTTTAGGTCGAATGTAATACGCATTCTCAAAATCGTATTCATGTTTCCAAGCACCTAGTTTTGTCGGGTGAACATCAATGGAATTAGGAATTGAATCTTGTAAAAGGTGTAATGAGTCTGTATCGGCGTAGGCGAATGAATGATAATTAGCTTGCGCTGAGCGGATGGTAATGTCACGCGCGTGAGCCGTAATGAACACGCCTGCCGCAGTATAAACAGGATCGCGTGTTTCTGCCGGACCTCTTTTAAGCCGAACAATACCATCCTCCAATACAGGATACTTAGACGTGACATTGGGATTACTAGCAAATTTGCCGTAAAGACTATTGAGATGTAGTTTCGCAACCTCACGCTTACCACCTGTTTCTTTTGCCTTAATCTCTGACCACTTATCAATGTAGCTGTCAAACATTCCTGACATTGCACGAAATGACCATCCGTCATCGTAGCTCAGCACCTCGATATCGTAATGGTCATTGTACAAATCCCAATCTACATTCGTTACAGTCAGCGTTGTTGGCTCGCTAATGTCTCGCAGATATTCGGTAGCAATGAACATGTTGCTACCTTTGATCTGAATGCAAGGAATGTGATTAGGCTTAAGCTTAGCGGTAAAGGTTACAGTGAAAATGGAAAGTGGGTGTGATTCCGTAAGTTCAACCTTTCCACGTCTAAACAATGGTCGCCCATACGGGATCATGTTGTATTTCATTACGGAAGGGTACAGAGAATTAACATCCAAAACCAAGCCGCCACGTACCACTTTACCCCGAAAACGATCATCAGCATAAGTAAATCCGCCGCGATACGCTCTGCGAATCTCTCTATCAACATCATAATCCAATACCGGAAAGGCCGACTCAAACCACTTAGAACCTGTCAGCGCCTTATACTCTGCCATTGCATCAGACGCAACCGTAAGCTTTTTCATTCCTGACCTAATCACTTCCTGCATAGCTTGCGCGATAATAGAAACGTCACGCCTAAGGTAATCCTCTTCCTCAGGCGTTAACTCATGTCCTACAGGTCGAAGCGCCGTATAGTCAATATCGCCTTTGGACATTTCAAGGTTGAACGCTTTAGCAATACGGCGCACTCCCATAGGGAGTTTCTTAAGTGAATCTCTAAACTCAGTCGAGAACCCCGTATCCCAACAGACTGTGATTGAGTAGAACTTTCCCATATCAGAAATGAGAGTTTTGAACTGTTTAGGTTCCAGACCTTTTTCTGTCGTGTGCTCGTACCCATTGTTCAGCAGCCAATCAAGGATGAACGCACCATCAAAACGGAGGTTATGAAAATAGCATGTTCCATTTTGACGGGTGACCCGTTCAATAAATGACTCAATGTTGGTGCCAATTTCCACGTCATCATAGAACGGCTTCTCGACTTCTGCGAATCCCCATGCCCATACGCGGCAATCACTAGCATCTGTTGTTGTCTCGAAATCAGCACAGTAATCAACCCGAGTTTCCTTTTTACTGACACGCGGTTTACGTGTCTTTTTAACTACTAGTAGGTCGCTCCCTGGGAACACCCTTGCCGGATCTTTTACCGCCAGGGCCGTAGTCCCCAGTGTTTCCCGCCCAGTCCAGAAGCTCTCCCAACTCTGCGTAGGCACTATCAATCATCCTATCTTGCCATGCCTCTTTCCTTGTGCCAGCGATGCGGTCTTTTTCCGCCTGATACTTAAGGAAGGTTGATTCTGCGAAATTGGTTCCAAACCAAAGAGCGTCGAATTGATAATCTGACAAGTTCTTTACACCTGCCATTAGCTCATCCTCGCCCATCTTGACTAGTGCTGATTCAAGATTCTCACGCCCCTCACCAATCTTTTCTTTAAGATACCCGGGCTTTAGCTTTTTATTCAAGTCCGCAGTGAGCTTTTCAAGCGATGCCGCATCAGCAATCTGCCGTGCCTGTCTATCCAATTTCGGATAAGGCCCGCGCACGGCAGAATTATATGTCTCAACAACAAGATTCTTAGACTGCTCAACAGTAAAACCCGTAGGCGTTTCCAAACTACCTACAGACTGTGCATGGGCCTGTCCTGCGCGATTTACTTCCTGTTCTCGCTGTTTGTACAGCTTGAACTTTCCGCGCTCTAGCGGACCGTGTGCGCCTGCGACAAACTGATTGTTGCGGCGCATGAAATCATTGAGGTTTTCAAGGTATGAGTTTAGCTGTTTGGCATTGTACCGGTTTTCAATTCCTGCACTGCGTCTAGGATCAAATTTACTTCCTGCAATGTTTGCTCCGCTTGTTCTTTTAGTTCGAGCAATCTTTGCATTTACTGACTTGAGCTTCCTTTGTACTTCTGCACGTAGGCGTTTTGCCTCTTCACTCGCCATTCTTACTGGACCTCAGTGATGTGTACATTGAATACACGGAAACAGTCAGTACACCGTATATTCTGACCTATTGTCAAATATGCGCTTGTCAACTCCACTTCAATTTCTTTACCGCATACACAAATCATTTTCATCTTTATCCCCTAAAGATCGAAAAACGGGCCTGCCGTGTTAAACGACAGGCCCGTTTCGGGTATTAAATTATGCGCCGATGTCAAGCGTCAGGAAGCGGTAACCATTACGGCCACGCTTCTCCACCGGCTTCACTTCGAGCGGAATGCGGTTGCCCTTGTTGTCAAGCCACGAATCAGGAGTCCCCATAACGTTGAACGTCTGACGGAGAATCTGCGCGATCCCCTTAGACGTGGCGTGAAAAGCGTTGCCGTCAACATCGATGAGCGTCGTACGGAGAGTATCCTCAACCGTGCCAGTCTGCTCGTTCACGATGCGCACACCCTGAATCACGACATCAACAACCTTGAGAGTTTCGCCCACCTGCTCCACAAGGGGCTCACTGTTATTGATCTTGTTCAGGTACTTGAGCTTGTCCTCGCGCGTGTTCAGCGAAAGGGAAGTGTAGCTCGAAGCACCCTCCGTAATCTCAGCGATGCTCTGATCAGCAACCGTTGCAACTGCGTTTTCAGTCATTTTCATTCCGTTTCTATTCGATTCAATTAATATCAGGCCACGATGCGCGAGTACCGGAGTACTTATGTTTCTTCCGGTGGGAAATGTAACCGCCACACCTGCCTGCTCTCTTTTCTGACGTTTACTTTATCCTCTGGTAATAAAGAATAACGCATTAATCCGAGCATAGACGTTTCGTTCGGAGTCCAAACCGCTAGCTCGTGATTCAGTAGCCACGCATTAAGCACAGACGCACCGTGCCGCTAGTTATTAAATTGTCGCTGGGATAAAAGGAATCGAACCTTTAACCATCCGATTAACAGTCGGACGCTC